ACACCAATTACCTGAAGAATCCGTTCTTTTAAACATCATAAACTGAGGTTCAAACCCTAAGTTAACCTCAACACCTGATCCACTATTTGTAAACGTCCCACACTTAATTATATCTTGGTCTTGATTAGGGCCAAACTCTCCGTCACCGTCATTGTGTGCGAATATATAAGCTATATAATTTTGACCATTTGTGTTTACCCTGTCATGTGTACCAATACTAAATTCAGTTGCCGTAGGGTCTGTGTCATTCCATAAATTAGCTTGCCCACCACCAGTGCCACTAGTACCTGCTTGACCTGTTCCATTAATTTGTAAGTATTTAGTATTTCCTAAACTCCTATGAAACATGTTCCAATCTTCTGTGGCGCTATATCGCTTGACAATAATTATTCCTGGAACCTGCCCTAAGTTGTGTGATATTGTTCTTGCGCTTCCTGTTCCTGTCCATGTTTGTATATCAAAAAAGCGTGGGGCTTTCCTAAATGTCCATGAACACAAATCAGCATTGTTCAGATTATAATTATCTGATGAACCAACTGTAAAACCATTAGAATTAAAAGATGTTAAACCTTGTGCATCTGTTCCCTCTGCTGCATCGTTAGTAGTTTCTAGTTTTTTTGTTACGCCTCTTTCAGTATCCACTAAACGATGCGAGAAACCTTGATCTCTCATTTTAAACCAAACCAAACCACCTTGACCTGCTGTAGAGTCATATTCTGTGCCAGTTGTTGTATCTATTGTTGCAGAGCCATTATTTGTAAAATCACCGCCTGTTCCTAAATTTTTAGTAATTGCATAATCATTTGTCATTGGCAGATATAAAATAGGATTTAAAGCAGCTAAAGAAGAAGCAGAGGTTGAGCCACCATTTGCGTCTATAAATATGCGTCTATTAGAAGTTGTACTTAAATCACGATAAGTAGTATCAAGATATAAATGAGCTTGTTTAGAAGGCTCGTTGTAACCGCTACCTGTTGCATCGGCAATATCAACTGTGCTTGCTGTAAAATCTATATTATCATTTACATAGTTAGTCCAAGTAACTGTTTGTGCTACATCATTTATATAGATATACCGATTAGAACTATTAGTCACGTCAACAGAAATTAAAATATGATACCATATTCCTTCACTAAATAATCTTGGAGTTGTTTGATTTACTTCAGCATAAACAACATTTGAACTACTAGAGTTTCTTGCAAGAATTATAAGTTGATTTTCATTTCCATAAAGCGCAAAATAAGGAACTCCAAAATAAAGTGCTGTCCAACTTAAAGCTTTTTCTTTAAACTGTATCCAAGCACTTAAAGTAAATTCTTTAGAGCTTCCTGCTCCTGATAAGGCACTAGTTCTTCTTAAAGGATTAGCTGTGCCATCAAAATCAGTAGATGAGCCTACACCAAAGTTACCTAAAGCAATACCGTTATTTATACCCTGACTTCTTTGATCTTCATTATTTCCATCATATAAAAATGTTGAAAAAACATCATCAACATCAGTAGTAGTTCCACCACCTGCACTACCTGCGGCTGCTTGGAGTAATTTCTTTTTACTTGCCATGTTGGTTTATCCTAACGCTTGACCTGCCGTAAATCCGTACCAGTTCGTACCGCCATCCCTTGTGTAGAATACAAACACATCCTTAGCTGATGCAGTTGCAGTAAGGGTTGGGGCTGTGGCTGAAGGCCAATCTACAGATGTAGGCCAAGTAATTGCGTAGCCTGAAGCACTTGCATCTTGTATTACTTCTAAGCTAAAACTGTAAGCAGTGCCTGATGCAGGAGGGTTACTAAAAGTAAATGTTGTAGCTTCTGTAAGTGTGTGACTGAAAGCGTTACCTGCTTCACAGTTTACTGTAGTAGCATTAGAGCTTGATGTCACTGCTGCATAGGTTTCGTTGTAGCTATCAACAAGTAGCTCACCATCAATGTTTAAATCACCATTACTATCTAAGTTTGTTAGCTTGTACCATGCGCCACCGTGTGCGAAATATCCTGCCCCTGTTGAATGGACGTGTGCAAACATTCCGTGATACGTGCTTGCGCTTGGGAGATCTCCTTCAGTAGAATATACATTAGAGTATGTGATCTTATTAGACCCAAAATCTGTATCACCAGAAAAGGCTAGTTTACTTGAGGCAATAGCAGCATTAGTTGCTATGTCAGCGTTGGTTATTGTACCATCAGTAATGTCTGATCCTGATAGACCACTTCCTAAAGATGGTGAAGGTTGATTACCAATATAAGGCATATGTTTTTCTCCTTACGTCTGTTCTAATACAGACACAATAACGTCTGCACTTGATGCTGTATTACTCGTAACTTTTATAACATCTGTTGCTTCTAATACTACTTTTTGATCTCCTCCTACAGGAACCAAGGCGCTGCCAGGAACAATAGTTGCTGCCTTTACGAGAAACACGCTTGTTCCTGATGAAGTATCTGTAACTACAACATCTACTGTGATGTTACTAGCTGCAATGTTTGAAACAGTTAAACCTATAACTGTAGTTGTGGTAGCAGATGGTACAGTATAAACACTTGTTTGCCCAGTGCCTATTGCTGAACTAACTGCGTTTTTAAAAGTGTTAGCCATTTTTTAATCCTTATCCTAACGCAATAGCTAAAGCAATGGGATCGTCTGCTAACGCATAACGTGCATCGCTTTGTGTTTTTGTATAGTGATTTGCAAGAGAAAACGAGCCGTAAGCTACAATGTCTACTATATCTCCTACAGTTGCACCAACGGTAAGCACAATTGCTGTACCTGATGTAGCAGTAAAGTCTGTACCTGCTAATAATTTTATACCGTTAAGGTATACATCCACAAACCCTACATCATAGGTTGCTGTGAAATTAGTTTGACCACTTGTAGCGGTATATGTTACTCTGTCTGATGTTCCATTAACTGATGAACCTGCTGCTACCCAACCTCCTGCACTATATACATACATAATGCTAACAGTAGTATTAAAGTAGAGTGCACCTACAATAAGAGCATCTCCATCATTATCTACTGTCGGGGCTGAGGACTTAGCTCCAAGGTATCTATCATCAAAGTTATCGTAAGTTGTTGCAGCAGATGCGGCACTTGATGCGGCTGCAGTAGCTGAGTTAGCTGCGTTAGTTTCACTTGTTGCAGCATTGGTAGCACTAGTAGCGGCTGCTGTAGCTGAAGTTGCTGCAGAAGTAGCTGAACCTATAATGCTATCAACGTATGTTTTATTTGTAAGATCAGGGCCATTGGAAGGTGTATATGTAGTAGTAATCTTAGCACTACCCATATCTATAGCACCTGTCATAGTGCCACCAGACAAGCTTAGTTTAGTTGCGTCTTGTGTATCTGTGTAATTTTTTGTAGAGGCATCTTGGTTAGCTGTTGGATCACCTAATCCTGTAATCTTNNNTGTANCCATAGCTATTGCACCAGACATTGTACCACCTGCAAGCGGTAACTTGGTAGCTATACTATTTGTTATAGTTGTAGAAAAGTTAGGATCATCATTAAGGGCAGCAGCTAGTTCATTAAGAGTATCTAGTGTTCCTGGAGCAGAGTCAACAAGTGCAGCTACTTCTGTGTCAACATAATTTTTCGTGGCAGCATCTTGTGCAGAACTGGGATCAGTAACATTAGCAATTGTTGTACCTGTAACGTCTAGTGTGCCGTTGACAGTTACATTGTTAAATGTAGACGAACCAGAAGAAGCTGTAACATTTCCTGTTAAATCACCTGTTACATCACCAGTAACATTACCAGTGACATTACCTGTCAGGTTTCCTGTAACGTTACCTGTAACTGGACCTACAAGACTTGTACCTGTAATAGTTGTACCTGTTATAGCAGCAGGGCTTGACGCACCGATAATAGTGTTGTCAATATTACCACCGTTAACATCAACGCTTGCCAGTGTAGCTTGTCCAGATGTCGATACAGTTGTAAAGCTACCTGCTGCAGCACTAGAAGCACCAATAGTTGTACCATCTATGTTACCGCCATTTATATCTGCAGTTGTTACTGTTGTTGTACCAGAAGCTGTTAGGTCTGTGAATGTACCTGCTGCTGCAGTAGAGGCTCCAATAATAGTGCCATCAATGTTACCACCATTTACATCAGCAGTAGTTATTGTTGTAGTACCTGTAGCAGTAAGATCAGAAAATGTACCTGCCACAGCAGATGATGCACCTATTACAGCACCATCAATGGCACCTCCATTAATATCTACATTAGCAAGAGTAGACACTCCTGTTACTGTAATAGCATCTATGTATCCTACACCATCAACATATACATCTTTAAACTTTAATGAAGAAGAGCCTAAGTCAATATCATTGTTAGTTACAGGAACAACTACACCATCTTCTATCCTTAGCTGTTCTACAGGACCGCCACTTACTTCTGAGAAAAAACTAATACGATTATTAGTTGTATCTACTACGACTTTGTTGAATGCATCTGTATCAGCTATGAGAGGTACATAAGCACCTTCTGCAGAGCTACCATCATGTTTATGACCACCTGATAAAGCAAACGCAGCTTGTATTGCATTGTATTCTGCGTTTACTGGTGCAGCTTTAATAACTGCGTTAGCAATAATATCAGCTACGGATTGTCTTGTATAACCTGCCATGTTACAACCTGTCTCCTACTCCAAATGTAATCACTAGACCTTGAATACTGTGTGATGCATTGGAATCATTAGTTACGAATTTTAAAGATGCTGATTTACCAGATCCTGATATATTAGTGCGTTGTACTGGAGATGGATTACCATCATATATTGCGGTACTGTTATACAACGCCTCATTATAATAAGCTGCAGCACCTGTTGTTATCAAATTAAAGTTTGTTGGGTTTAATGTGTCTACATCTTCATAATCATACACAGCCGACATTACTATTGAGTTATCGCCCTCAGAGCGTAAGTAGGTTGCTACAGTGTAAAACACCTTGCGTTGCTCTGGGTCTTGCATATGAAAGAATGGCGTTTGAAATAGACTAAATATGTCAGTCCCATCAAAGTCATTACCTCTTTCTTGTCTATGAACCTTACCATCTTGTGTACCGTGTATTACAAATTCGTTTTGACCTATGTAGCCACTGTCTGCACAAGTAGCTGTAATACCTAGCATTTGACTGTATTCAAACTGTAAACCGTTTGGAGTCTGTCTAAAACCACCTATAACACCCTGTGAGTCTGCTGCACCAAAGAAATACCTAAACTGTGTTTTTTGTCTAATTACTACAGCATTGAGTGTGTCAAGGTCAATGTCAAATACAATGTCTGTAAAGATAGACTGAATGTCTTTTGACACAGTTTCAAGGTTTACGTCACCTATCTTATCTGTACCTGACACTGGACGTAGGCCATCTTGAGATAAGAATAGTAAGTCACCACCTATTTCTATAACGCTGTCTGTAGCTAGGCAGCCTAAGTCATCAGTAACTGTTTCTAAAACAAAGTTAGATATATTATTGCCAACAAGTTTGCGGATGTTATTGCTACCAAAAATGTATAACGCATCTCTAAAAGTCTTTATTGCTACGACAGGAAAACCTACATTTATAACACCTGATCCATTTGCTACACTAAAGTCTGTTTCTGCATAGGGCGCACTGAAGTATAAGTTTGTGTCTTCGTTTGGATCACCTGCCAGAAACATATGGTTTTGAAATACTTGAGAATACTTAGGATCATCAGGTGCATCAGCATGTGTAATCTGAGTGTATGTTGTGCCGTCATAAGTAGCTGCAGGGTTTACACCGTCTGTCAGTATTACTTTTGGACTACCAAAGTTAAACCTCGTAAATCTAACTTTAGATACACCTGTCATTGTAGGTGAACCAGAGGTAGTTACAGCAACCCAAGCTGAAGTAGAAGTATTCCAATAATGTAAATAGTTATTACCTGTTGAAGGTTTTCTACAAGCTAATATACCATCGTTGATACCATTAGCTACACAGACACCTAGAACTGGTGTGTTAGCTTGTCCTGTTACAGTACCGTAGTCATTTGCAAAACCACTTATTTTTCTGTAGCCACCAGTAACAGCAGGTTCATAGTTAATCAAAGATATAGCTGAACCAGGCTGTGTCTCACCTTGAGACAGCACATCCCTACTAGTATTAAGTCCACCTTGACAGAAGACTTTGAAGGAAGCTAGATTATCAGCCATTATATACCGCTAGTAAATGAACTTGTCCTTGAATCACCTACAACAGTAGAGCGTACAAATAAAGTATCATCAATTAAAACTCTACGCATTGTCTTGATGCCATCTTCAAAGTTGTTCTGATGCATAGCAGCACTTTGCTCATTGCTACGGAAACGCATCATAAACATCATAGCACCATCTATAACTACATGCTTAAAACGATCTGGTATAATTGCTACATCGTTAAAAGCACTTAAGTCTGTAGGAAATTTCCAATACACATACTCTATCTCATATGCTGCATCAGGTATAGGGCTGACACCAAATGAAGTGCCTAACGTTTGGTACACAAGTGCAGGAGGTCCATCTCCATTGACTTGATCACCTGTATCATCTGATGGACGTACATTCTGTATGTACTGCTCATACGATATTACACTTAGTGGCATAGGGCTGTTGTTTTCAGAAGACAGCTTCTTAAGATAAAATGTATCCCAATCAGCACTAGAGTAATCTGCAGGAAAAGTGTACTGTCTTGTACCTACACTAAGTGTTTGTATATATGTTGTTTTGAGGAAGGGCCATTCTTGACCATCCTGTAGAATAAGTCTAATGCTACTATTTACTGCATCTTTAGCTAAAGCCTGTACGTTTCTTACAGTATCAAATCCATCACCACCTGTATCAAGGGTGACTTCATTTAAGCGTCTTAGCAGTTCGTTTACTAATGTAATGTAAGTAGCCATAGAGTTATCCTACTGTTAGATATGCTGAAGGGCAAGCTTGACAAAGCTCGCCCGACAGTCTATGTGTAGTATTAAGCAGCGTTGTAGATAGCTGACACCAATGCTTGTGGGCGTAGAATTTTACGTCCATATAGGTGCATACCACGTACAATGTCTGCAAATGAGTCTGGATCACGGTAGTTTTCAACTTTGTTGATCTGCTCTGCAGAAGCAACCGCATCTTCCTGACCTGCTAAGATAACACCGTAGTTATCATCTTGTGCAGTTGAACCTGATGTACCTGCACCTGTACCTTTAGCAGGTAGGTTGTTAGATACATAAAGTCGGAAGCCGTGTAAGTTGTTAACAGCTAATCCATTTTGTAGACCTGAGCCACCGAAATCAGAATTTAATAGACGTGAATCTTCGTCTTTCAAGATTTCCATGAACACTGGGTCAACAACAAGCCATCTGCCTCGTGAGTCAACATTTGCTGTATCCATCTGACGAGCCATACGTGCAATCACAGTCAACGGAGATGTCACAGATGTTGACAACGCTGTTGCACCTGGAAGACGTGCAGCTAGAGGAATGGAGTCACCAGTTGTACCTGATGAAGCTGAGGTTGTGATGTGACCAATGTCAGACATATCTAAACGGTTAGTTTTTAGAAATTCACCATTTAGCTCGTTTGCTGTTGGATGCTGTGCAGTACCTGAAGTTGAGGTAGTGATAGCACCTGCAGCAGAGTGACCTGACATGTACTGAAGTAAGTCAGCGTCCATTGCGTCAGCCATTTTGTATGCTGCTCTATCTGCAGCTAGGCTTACGAAGTCAACAGATGCAAACTGATCTTCGATGTCATCCATTTTAAAAGCAAAGTAGTTAGCTTTGTCAATGGTTAGTGAAAACTCAGAATCGTCTAAGTCTTCTACGCTGATTGCAGTTTTACGCTCAAGAGCGTTGACTGTTACATCAGGCTCTTTCTGGATGCGAACTACATCACCTTGATTTGCAATCTCTCCGAAGTAGGAGTTGTTAGTGATTGCGTTTGCAACAGATGCTTTTCTTAGAGCGATCTGCGCTTGTTTGGAATAGATAATCGGGCTGAAATTGCCGTCAAATCCTGATTTGCCAGAGGCAACACCGATAGCCATAGTTAAATCTCCTTTATAGATATGGCGTGAGAATTGACACTACATATCCACTATAAAGAGGCTCTTCATATTAGGGTAGTCAGTTTATAGAAAGGTTGGCCTACCTGTCTACACTGGGCCTATACTTTGAGGTAAGTCTTTTTGTGGCTAGTGCTTAAAAAGCATACACACTAATTATGGTGTATATGCCATAGTTTTACTTACGAAATTTACTTTGTCAACTATTTTCTTGACATATCGTAAATAAACTTCCCTGAGCGTTGGGCATCCATTATCTCTTCTGCCCTCTTCTCGTATTCTTTCATTGACATCTTAGCTACTTGTGATTCTCTAATATACGTAGATTCCTCACTATCACTAGGTGTCGTAGTACGTTTTGTTGTTACAGAAGCTGCTGCACCTTTATCTTCTGTAGTCTTCTTCTTAGCTGTGATACCTTTGTCTGCTTTGTAAAGATCTATTACACGAGACACAGACTTAGCATCATCTACATTTTCATACAAAGCATCTTGTACCCATTTAGGCTGTTCCTTTGCCCATTCATGGAATATATCATCCTCACGAATAGTATTGAAGTCAGGATGCATCACAGCTAGTTCAGCTTCAGCTTTTTCACGTTTAGCTGTAACTCTTAGCTCTTCTACTTCTTTCAAACGCTTGTCTATATCTGATGAACGTTCTTGTGCTTTCTTATCAGCAATAGCTTCAACGATACCTGCTACGTCTGGATACTTCTTAGTCCAAGCTTCTATCTCTTTTTCTGACTTAGGTAGTACAAGCTCATTCTTAGCTGCAGACTGTAGTTGTGCTTCTAGTTTCTCGAACTTGAGTTTCCACTCTTGTTCTTTGTCTTTCATGTGCCGCCTGATGTCACCGTAGCGTTGCTTGAAGGTTTTCTCTTCAGCACTTAGGTCATCATCGTCATCTGCTTCTTGTGCTTCTGCTTTAGGTTCTTCTTTTTGTTTGGAATCACCCTCTGCCTGTACTGGTTCAGCTTCAGGCTCTTTGCTATCGGGTTCAGCTTCAGCAGTCTCTTCTTGGGTTTCATTTTCTTCTGTATACCCTGCTTCTTTTAACAGTTCACGTAACTCTGCTTCATCTTTATTGATTCTTGCTTGGTTACGCATATGAGATGCAGAGTGTACCTCTACTTGTTCTACTTCAGCCATTTTATTTTCTCCTTATGTTGGGGCCAGTCGTAACTGGGTAGCCTTATAGTTATATGGAATTATGTTTATAGGTCTTCAAAATTAGCAGCATCTTGTTCATCAATAGCTGCGGAACTCTCTTTAATTATAGCATCTTGTTCTGCAGTAACATTATTAGGTTTATTTGATCCAGAGCTTCCACCCTTATCAGTATCACCATCTCTTCGTGATCCACCAAATGAATCTCTTAAATTGTCACCTTGTACACCTGCTTGACCATCAAAGCCTAGTAGATCACCTAGCCACGTATCACCAAAGGAGGGTTTTCCAGAACCATCTGAATCTTCTAGGCCTTCAAATAAACTACCTTCACCACCGAAGATACTACCTTTTCTTTCAAAGCCATGATCAGTGTTTCCAGTTTTATCTTCAAGTAAATCTATAGCATCATTATACTGTGCAACCGTAGCAGTATTTACTAATGCAGTTATAGGTACACCTACAGTAGTAGCAATAGCAGATGCAACACTATTCATGACACCTAAGCCTTTTATAGTAGCTGTAAGCTGATCTATGTCCATATCTTCAAGAGGTATCTTTTCAGGTTGCTCTTGTTGTATTGGACCTGAACCACCTACTTGAGGTTGTCCTACGTCAGTTTCTGTAGTTACTTTTACTTGCTCTGTTGAGTAACCTTTTTCTATGTATTCATCATACAAGCCTTGCTGTGCAGGTAAGAATAAAGTTACCACCTCACCGTTAGGACCGTACAGTATTACGCTGCTAGTTGCAGCAGAATCTACAGGTGAATCAAGGAAGCTAAAACCTGGAGCAAAAGCATTACGTAGTTGTTCATCTGTATATGTAGGCTGTGTTGTATCTATGTCATCATCAGCAGTAACTGAACCACCTTCCTGATAACCTGCATTACCCATAGCAACAGGTGCACCTTGTCTGTACATCATTTGTTGTTGTTGATACGGATCAGTCATTGTAGACTGTGTAGATTGTCCTGTAATGAAACCACCTACTGCAGCACCAATCGAGTCTAGCTCTGCTTTCTCTTCATCACTAAGTTCTTCATTAGGTATTGGCTCACCACCGATTCTACCTTCTCTGTCCATACGAGCTAGTTCTATCTTAGCATTTTCTCGTAGGTCTTCAAAAAACTTAACACCGTAAAAACGAAGAACATCAGCAGGTACTACATACTCACCTTCAGATAAACGTGCAGGAATGTCATCTCTTACTTCTTCAGGTAGTGAGCCTGGAGGTACTTCATTTCCTGATACTGGATCTACCTCTTCAGCTTCTGCCATAAAAGCTAGTACCATTTGTTTATCTTCATCTTGTGCCATTAATTTTTTCCCTCAAATATTTTAGTCTACGTAGTGCACGTATGCCACCTTGAGTCTGGTGGATTTCTACGACACTTTCTGATTGCTCTAGACGTTTATGCAAGTCTGCAATCTCTGAATCAAGCTCTTCACAGAAAGAGTCCCACTCGCCTTTGTTGTTTACAAAAGACTTAAGCGACATTACCGCTAAAACCTTCCTCGCCTGGAACTGGTGCCACACCTGTACCTATAGTGCCGCCTCCTGCACCTGTCTGATCTTGTGCGTCTGCACCTGCAGGTGGTTGCTCTTGAGGTGGGCCTTGTGGTTGTTCAGGCATTGGTTGTTGAAAGCCTTTCATTATCTCAGCTTGTATTGCAGCGTCTGCCATAGAGTTTGTAACTTTATCAGGGTCTAGATCCATGCTCTTAGCAATCTCTCGTACAATGTAATCCATCTTAGCAAAAGGTGCTAACATTGGGTTAGATGCTACTTGCAAGAACTGCATCAAGCGTTGGCTACGTACTTCGTTAGCCATGAGGCTTTCCGTACCGTTAGCTTTTACTTCTAAGTCACCACGTATACCTTCATCAAAGTCAAACTGCATATTGAATGCAAAGAATGCTCTACCAATAGGTGCTAGAAGATAATCATCTACATTCTTTACAACAGTCCTAATGCTACCGTTGGCAGCAGACATGAGCATAGAAATACCAGAAGCAGTACGACCCACTCCACTAACGCCTGTCTGACCATGAGCGAAAGATGGGAAACCAGTTGATTCATCTGCTAATACTCTTGCTTTGTCAAATAGCTGCATGTTCTCACCTGCAACGTTTGGAAACTTAGTGCCAAAGATAGCTTGACCAGGCGCACCGCCCTGTCTGCGAAAGACCTTGCCAGGATACACACTCATGTCCTGACCTGGGACTAGATTAGTTTCATCTATCTCAATCAGAAGATTACCAGAAAGAACAGCATTGTCAACAGCCATTCGCATGAAACCGTTCATCAGCGTCTGTGTATCATCCATGTTCTCAGCAATACCTACACCAAAGAAGCTATATGGGTTATGCTCATAAGGTACAGCGTAGTATGGAATACGTGCAGGTTTGAATGGGTTCAATACGCAACGAATTACTTTACCGTTGACTATCCAAATGTTAGCACTTACTTCATCTAGATCTTTCATCTCAGCAGGTATCTTGATGCCGTTCTCTTCTAGGATGTCTACATCTACGTAGCCCCAGAACTCTAAGACTTGCCAACGCTCTGTGTCTGAAGGAGCAGTATCGTCATCCTCCATCTTCATTTCCCAATGCTTACGCACATAGTCTGGTCCTGAGTCTATCGCATCTTCGATAGCTTCATCAATAAAGTATGGTCTGCCTTTCAGTGAGCGTAACTGATTGCGAGACATCTTGTGTCTTTCAATTACGTACTCTGCATCATCCATAGAAGAAGCAACAGGATCAGGATAGAAGTTCCACACTGATACGTGATTCGTAGATGGTACAGTTTTGATAAGCGGATCATACTCGCCATCATCATCCCAGTTAGGATATTCTTTGTCTACAGCGAATGGTCCTTTCATTACACCTGTGCCTAGCAACGCCATCTCAAATGCCATGCTGCGTAGATGTTTAGATGCACCCGATTCGTTTAACTGATCGTGTATTTTCTTTTCCATCTTCTTAGCTGCTACCATAGCAGGATGGAATGTTACACTTGTAGGTGTGCTACCGTCACCTTCTATTATCTTTTCAGATACAGGCTCTACCTTGTCTTCTACTGGACCTAGCTTACGTCTAAGATCAGCCATAGTTTCACCTGGCTTTAACTCAGTGTCTGGTCCTATGAGGTACGGTTTCGTTGTTTCTGTCGTGAACGAGTCACGAAGTACATCCGTAGCTTTTTCAGCATTCGGATCAATATTAATGTGGACAGCATCAGCTACTCCATCAGGTAGAACAGATGGATTAATAGTAAGTGGAAACTTGTTGTTACCAAATAGTACATCTACAATCTGTCCGTAAGCTGCTAGAGTTTTAGTCTTAGTAACTTTAACAAATACCTTTGACTTCTCGCTTGAAGTAAACTGTACATCTGGTCCGTACACACCACGATAGTTTCTATACGCTCTTAGCCAACGCTCTTCATCAGCATTACGAGCATCCTCTGCACGTTTGAATCTCTCATTTACAAATGTAACTACGTTGCTGATATTCTCGAAAAGCGTATCTTCTTGCTCTTCTGCAGCAACTACTTCATCTGTCTCGAAGGATAGGTCATCTATTTCTGCCATTTATTTAGTATCCAAAAGTTGAGTCTGACATTTGAAAGCCAGAGCGTTGTGTTGCAGGGTTGTAATCCCATATAGAACTTCTTGGTCTAGTCATTATACCATAACGTAGTGCGTCATACAAGTGATCTTCAGCGTGTGTGTCTACGTCTTCAGGGTTCTTCTTGTCTAGCGGAATCGCAGGGATTTGCGCTATTGTATTCGTGCAGGTGGAAAAGAACACAAGCCTTGGCTCTTCGGTGAACTCGTCCACCTGCAACCTACGGTGTATCTCGTTCTTACCTGCAACCCTAGAGCCACGAGAGCGATCTGATGGACGCCAACGGCAACCCTTCATGTTCATTTGCTCTGCAAGTGATGGGCCAGTATCACCTCTTTTGTGCCAGAGGGATGAATCTAGTACACCGTATCTTATAGTGCCATCATCAGCCTCTGCCTCTAGTATCATATCTGCTAGATCAGTAGCTGTAACTTTAGAACAATAAAGCTCTCTGTATACAACCAGTTGCTCACTTGGT